TTGGAATTTGTCAGTATGAGGATTTTTATTCCATTCTTTAGTACAAGAACTATCAGCATATAATTGGAAATCAAATGCAGGATAAGATATTGTACCTTTAGTATATGATAAAGATGAATCTGATAAATCGAATGTATATACTGAATCTCTATATATGTTTATTGGGGGATTAACTGGATTTAAAACACCATTAGATGCACTTGATCCTATTGAAACAACAATAGGTTTAAATAAAGTTGCATTATAGTGACTATCTGCTAATTTTATATTATTTTTATCAATTTTGACTATATAATAAATTGCATTATTATCCAATCCATAGGTTACATGTCCTGGAGCAGTATGAATGATCTTTTCTCCAGTCTTTAGTCCATGATCAGTTATTGTAATAGTATTAGTTGAAGTTGTTATACCTGAAGTATTAAATCCTATGGGATCTACAATAAGTTTTCTATTATAATCATTATATTTTATAGTTGAAATGCCAGTATTACCTGGATTTACACTCATATTAATTTGATCTCTTACAGATAATCCATGAGTAGATGCAGTAGATACTGTTACGAGGTTTCTTGTAGCTTCTCCAGTAATTGGAACATATTGAGTATTAAAACTATGATAAACTCCTGTTCCAATCCCAGTAAAGAAAAGTAATGAAGAATGTCTATGTGTTGATGCTATACCAACCCAATTTCCTGATTCATTAACAAAAAGTTTGCAAGTTGAAATTCCAAGAAAATCTTTAGATAATTTATTAACATAAACAGTTTGCCCATCAGTTAATGTTGTACCAGCACCTGCCCATATTTGGAAAGAAGGACTAAATCCAGTTGGAACTGGATCACCGTATGAAGTAATACTAGACTTAGAACCAACACTAGTAGCCGCTACAGATACCTGAGACTTACAGCATAGTAGTCTTATATTAGATCCATTTGCTGCTTGACTGGTCCTTGTTGTAGGCAATACTGGTGGTGTGAATGCATTTGTATAAACTGCTTCATTAAGAGTATATCTCAAATTAGAAATATACCCATTAAAGTATCTGTCCTGTGCTGCAGCAGTCTTATGAGCACCAATATGAACTACAGTTCCATTACCAGTTCTAGTACCACTTAAAGTACCAGTTGCCTCAATTGCACCATTAACATAAATCCTTCCAGTAGTACCATGTAAAGATGCAGCAACATGATACCATCTTCCATTCAATACAAGATCTGCTCTGGTTGATATGTTAAGTAAATCAGTACCATTATCTGCTTCTACTAAAAGATTTAAATCACCAGCAGAAGTTTTAGAATAAGTTAATCCTATATTAGATGCACTACCTACAGAGGTATTAAAAATTTGCATCATCTTAGAAGCATCTTTTACATAAATCCAAGCTTCTATTGTGAAGTTTTTATCCTCGACTTTATAATCAGTACTTGTACTAGTCAGATAATCTCCATTTCCATCAAACAAGACAGAACCTTGAATTAGAGTGGTTGTAGCAGCAGCAACAATCCCACTACCATTACCAGGTGAATATGCTAAAGAATCTCCAGTTTCCCACTTATGATTCTCAAAATACATTACTCTAGTAGGAATAAACATTCCTGTTACACCTGCACCAGCTTTAACTCTACTTTCATCAAAATAAACTGTAGATCCAATACCAACACCAACACTAGTACCTACCCCAACATGGTGTGATGGAACAAAATAGGTTTGCTCATTTACTTTGCCTATACTAGTAGTTTTAAATCCAGCATTTATAATAATCTTTCTAGGATCATCTTTAAATACTGATCCTACAGTATGAGAAACACCAACCGTACCATCAACTGCCCTTATTACTCTAATTCTTGATAATAATTTATCTACATTTAAAACTTTTACCCTTTCAGTACCAATTCCAAGAATATCATTTTCTTTAATATGTGGATAATCAAGACTTCCACTAACAGTAAAGTAAGTAACTATTCCAGTTACAGCAGTAGATCCTATTCCACTAGGATTTGTAGTTCCAACACCAACTAATTTTAAAGAATCAGTTGTAAGACCTACTTTATAAACCCCCTCCAATCCAGAAGATGTTGTAGATAATCCAGAAATTGAAATATCATCACTTACTTGCCAATTATGAGGACTATCTGCCCATAAAATCCATTTACCACTTCCAGTATTAGCAGGATAAAATTCAATTCCACTAAGAGAACTTGTTGCAACACTTACATTATTAATAACAGATCCATGAAGTTGAGAAACTTCTGCCTTTGCTCCTGATTTAGGATCAGGTTCCATTTGCAAAGTTCCAGTTGGACTTGTAACATTTGTAAGTCTTGATCCCCTTCTAACAGCTGCAGTATCTCTATTATCAAAAACCACTTCATCATAAATCTTATAATTTCTTCCAGCACTACTAATACCAATGGTTTCAACCATTCCACGGGTTGTTGATAAAATATCAACTTTCTGTTTTAATTTTTCTGATATGTAAGTATACTTATAAGTTTTATTTCCTTCTATCAAATTATAAGGAGCAGTATTTCTGAACCAATTACCATTTGAAAAATTAAAGGAGTCTTGATTTGAATCTAACTGGAAATTAAATGTTTCGGGAATTGAGTGATAATTTTTACCAATCAAATAAGGGAATTTGGGTTCTCTATACTCTAAGAAAGGACCAGCAGACGCTGTTGCAGTGTCAATTGTTGCAAAGTAAGCATAAGTTCCTTCTGGAAATTCTGGAGTAATACAATATCTTCCATTATTCTCATCAAGAACTGAGTCATCATTTACTTTGTTATAAGTATAATCTTCTACAAAATATCCTTCTGGGAAGAAAGTTTCTGAAGGTCTCTCCGCTTTCATTTTAAGAGTATATCCAGATTTCATCTGTGTAACTACACCACCTCTTCTATTTGCATATCCATATGGACCATATATTGGATTTCCGTCATATGCCCATCCAATTATAGGAGAATGTCCTGTAGATGAAACTTCTGATCCATTTAATTTGGTTAAATCTTTTTGTCCATATAAAACACTACCATCTTGATCGGTTGAATTTAAAGATTCTCTAAGTTTTCTAGGAGCATATAGATGTGTATATTGAAGTCCATTATCACTATAACCTTCGGTCATAAATCCATCATCTAAAGTAAATTGATTAAAATGTTTTCCTACTAAATCTACACGCCATTTTTGAAGAACTCCCCTAAATTCTGCCCCACCCCCAGTAAAATCAACAAAAGCTACTGTAGTAGATTCTGTATATCCTTCACCACCAGCAAGTACTTTAACACCTACAACTTGATTAAGATCTCCTGCATTTACTCCCATTACAGGAACAACAATAGCACCAAATCCAGCACCACCCCTATCATCAATAACTATATCTGGAGCACAGTTATATCCAGATCCACCATTTAGAACTGATATATCAACAATACTACCATTCTCAATAATTGGTTTTAACTGAGCTTGATCTCCAAAAGAAAGTGTTATAGAAGGTTCTCTAACATAATCCATAATTGTGGATGATCCATATCCAATACCATTTTCACTTAAATAAACACCAGATACGAATCCTCTACATATTGGTTGAAGTTGAGCTTTAAATTCATGTAAACCTACAGAACTTACTCCAACTTGTCCTTTTACAGTAATAGAAACTGGTTCATAATTAAAACAATGATTTCCTTTACCCTGAGTTGTAAAATCAATATACTGTTTGGTTCTATAATATAATTCTTTATCTATTGTTGATATACCAACTTGTGATAATTTAAATTTATTATCATCAATTTTAGTTAAATAATAATCAGTACTAGTAGTAAGACCAGTAATAGGTGTTGCATCAGTTGTAAATCCAGCAAATTCACTAGCATTATTTTCAATTGAATATCTTACTATCTCTCCAGAATTATATCCATGATTTTTAATAGTAATAGTATTTGAAGAAGTACTTACTCCAACGGGTTTTGTAGATCTCTTTTTATATTGATACCCATTTCCAGTAGAAACAACATTAACAGAATCTAATACAGCTTTTTTATTAACCGACTCAAATCTTTGTCTTCCCACTCCATAATCACTTATAGTAATAGTGTCAATACCTACAATGGCATCTATCTGTGACTTATGTAATTTAATTGTTGTTGGATTAACATACTGAACATAATATGTTGCATTTGTACTAAGACCAGATAATCCATCTTGACCATCACTATGATAAATTACATGTTCAGCATTCCTAAATTTATGATAAGTAGAAAATCCAATTGTTGATTGTGTAGCACCAAGACCGATTAAATTTACATTTTGAGCACTAAAATCAACAGAATGAGTAACCATCTTAATGTTAGGTTGTGCTGTTGCACCATACCCATTACCACCTTTAATTTCAATAATTGGTTTTTCGATATAATCAAATCCAGTATCCAATACTCTAATTTCTTCTAAAGCTCCAGTAACATCCACATAACCAGTAGCTCCAACTCCTACATTATCCTCAATATGTAAAAGAGGTGGTTGTAGAATATCATATCCACCACCTTCAGCAAGAATCTCAATACTTTCAAGTTTTCCAGCATGAACAACTTGTTTTGATTTATAATTTTTTATTTCAACACCATTCACCAAAATTCCAGTACTACCTGGTAGAGTTTCGTATACAGTAGAATCTGTAATTGGTGTACGAACTAATCTTAATAATTTTTGAGATTCTAAAGTTTTAAGTTTAAATTTATAAGGTTCTATTTTATTATCTTTAACAGTTATATTATTAGTAATTTGAATATAATTCCCTCCTTGGATATCTGCGGGACTTTTACCAAATCTAACAGTAGATGCATTTTCTCTTCTTATAAAGTATAAACCCTCATCAAATAGGTAAGACTTAGTTACTACTCTAGTTCTAGTTTCTCCAAAATTATCAATAAAAGTCTCTAAAACTTTTTCAGGAGTATACCAAACAGCATCTCCAGTATAAAATCCATGATCTACAGTGTCTGAGATTTGAAATACGCTAGTAGGAGCAAAAGTTCCCTCAATTTTAACTGAACGATCTGAAACGTTAAGTGGTTGTGCATTATATGATGGTATAGAGGGGGATGCTATTAAATAATCATTTCCTTGCTTATATACATTTTGTATGTTGGTTATATATCGTGAAGATCCTGGAAAAGTATTTGATATTGATCTTAAAAGATATCTTTTAACAGTATATGTTGCATCTGGAGATAAATCTTCCTGATCTTTAATAATAAATGATTTTGCAGATTTTATTTCACTAATAGTAGAAATTGGTTTTACTTCACCAACATTATTAACAAGGGAAACATTATCCCCAACACGGAAATAATGATTTTTTTCTAAATTAATTTGATATGTTTTATCAGAAGAATCAATCAATTCTATACTTGCAACTTTATAATTTGTTGCAACATTATAGAACCAACCCTTTCCTTGAGATGTTACATCAGAAACACCTAAAGTTTTAATTTGAGCAGTATCTCCATGAGAATAATAACGAGTATTTGGTGAATAATTTAAGTTTGATAATACATTATTCATCCTAACTCTAATAAGAGTCTCTCCATCTTTACTGGAAAAACCATAACAATAAGTATTAATTCCAACATCCTCTCCATCTTCGATTATATTAATTACATTAGAACATCCAAAAAACTGATTTAAATTTTTTGATTTGTATGAAACTATTCCAAGATTATTATCATTATATCTTACTGATAATTCCCCTGATGCTGGAAATCCAACTGTAGAATCTACATCAAATACGGTAGTTCCAGCAGATACTTGTCCAATTATCTTTGTTTTAGGATGAACAACAAATGTTCCGTAAGTTGCACCTTCTACTCTAGAATCTCTATTATAACCAGCATCTAAACTAATTTTATAATATGTTTTACCAACTCCTGTAATACCAGGACTAATTTGCTCTACTTTAGTGATAGGGGCATAAGCTTTACCCATAACACCAGCATACTCATCCTGAAATAATGTCGCAGTTTCTAATTCTAAAGGATCTCCACCTTCAACACCTTCAACACAGAAATCATTTGTAATAATATAATGAGCATTTGATGGAGTAAAGAGATAATCTCTTGGTCTTACTATTTTTACATTTTCATTATATAATGCTTTAAATAAAATCTCAAAAGATGTATCAGTTCCTTTACTACTATAAAAATCCTTTGATTGTTTAATAAAAATATTTTCATCAACTTGTTCATGAATATCTCTTTGTTCAAAACCTGGTAAAAGTTGATGTTTTGCCTTTAATAAAAAATCTTTAAGAAAAAGATTACTTAAATTCTGTATTGTAGCACCTTTTTCATGCTTAACTGCTACTGTAGAGTCAAAAACAAGTTGATCTGGGAAATTTTCATCAATATATGATGAAATACCACTAAATCCCCTAACACATCCATTAAAAGAAGTTTGACTTTTAGAAGTATATGTTATTATTTCATCACCAATCTTTATTAATCCATAATTTTTTGGAAATCCATCAGTTCCAGCAGGATAATTTGATAAATCAACAGAAATTGTTTTTTCAGAAAAACTAATATCAGAACCCAGTCCAACATGATTAATTGTATTAGTTAATTCATCAATTTTTACATATTTGTCAATATTTTGAATTAAATCAGCAGGAGCACTCTTAAATTCTTGCGAAACATAATAACTTTTAAGAAATTCCGAAATTAACGGAAATTCTGTTCTTACATACGTTGGAAGTTGATTTTCAACAACGTTACTAAATTTAACTCTGTTTTCTGACATTTTATGCTCTTACTAAGGCTCCATTTTGGTAACTTGAGCTTACAATATATTGAGATCCTGCAGGATCAGCTCCTGATGCAATTTCATCGACAACTGGTTCAAAAATACTACTACCTATATCTAGTTGTAAATATAAATCCTGTAATCCAATTACATCATTAGATTTAGGGCAAACTGACAATTCAATAATAGATTGTCCGTCTTTTACTTTACCAGAGGTAGTAACAATTGGATTTAATGTTATTATGCCAGAAACATAATTAACTACTCCAATATTTCTTCTAATAATAGTTGGACTATATGAATTTGGATTTGGAAGAGTAAATAAGAATAAAGATCCAGTTACTCTATTTGTATTGGGGATATCGGAAATATAAACAGTGTTAGTTATTCCCTCAACAGTAAATCCAGAAGATTTAATATTATATCCACTCATACTTCTAATATGGAATTGATTGCCGTATCCAATAGAATATTCAGTGACTTTGTTCAATATCAATCTTAAATCCCTTCTCATCTCAACTGTTGTGATATTAGAAGTAATTGCTTCATGACTTTGATCAATAATATTCAAGAATTTACTATATTTAAATCGTGCCCCATACTTATTTAACTCACTAGATTCTGCGTATTTATTTCCATTATTTTGAACTACATCAGAAACAACTGCACCATTTCTGGCAAGATTTGAATTAAAATATATTTTAGATCTAATTTCAAGATAAAGATATTTAAGATCAAGTATTTCTGGAACAATTCCAGCAACAGCATACTTTTTCAACCTCATTTTAATGTTTTCTTTAATGATATTGGGTAAAAAGTCTCCAGTTCTTGGTTTTATGCTAATAAAAACCTTTCCATATTGAGGTGGAATTAATTCTTCACCCCCAAAAACTGAAATTGACTCAGTTTCTGGATAAATTCTTGATGGAACTAAAGATTCATAATCTGCAGCAGTAACAGCTCTATTTTGAGATGAATATATTCTTGGAGCAAATTTTCTAATAGAATCGATAGATTCTATCATTTCACCACCAGTAGCAAATGTATTAGTGGTCATTAATGAAATACCAGATGTTATATTATAGTCTTCACCATTTCTACTATAAGTAAGACTTCCACCAAATGACAATCTACCGACTCCATTTCCAGTATCACCATTAGTAACAATATAATCTGCTTCTATAAAATTACCTTCTTCTAATTTTTTACCAAAAATACCATCACCAAACAATAATTGGTATCTTTCATCTTCAATTTCTTGTAAATAATAAACTTTTGAGTCTTTATTAATGTCAAAAAGACTACTATGAGCATTATATTTGGTTTTTGCAGTTGATTGCTCGTTACTTCTTACATGTACTGAAATTAATTCTGTATCAACACCAGAATTTGGTATAATAAACTTCTGAGTTGGATTTCTTGAGCTATATGTGAAATTAACATTTAAAACATTACCCTCATATACCATTATATCGGTAAATTCTGCAATATTATTGAAAACAGGAACAGAAATATCCTCTAAAATTGAAAAAATATAAGATTGTTGACCAAAAGCACCTGCTGTAGTAGCAACTACTCCTTTTTTAAGAGTAATAATGGATGGAGAAGGTATAATATCAGTAGTATCTACGAAAAAACTAACAGTTGTTCTAGATGCTTTTCTAGAACGAGGTAAATATCCAATATTTCTTGCTAATGAGACTATATTTTCTCTTAAAGTTGCACTATCAATGAATACTTCATTCGTAACCATATTGGCATTGTATGAAGTTATGTAAGTATTGTATGCCAATAAGTCAACAACAGTCGATAAATTAGACCCCTCAAAGTCATAATCCGTAAAATTTGCATTTGTCTGAAGATAATCCTTCAGGGTTGTCTTAATCTGGTCAAAATCCAGATTTGAGAAATTAACTAATGGCATCTTATTACCTGTTTGATTCTAAAACGAATTCTAATTGTTGTGCAGGAACATCTGTTCCTATTATTGTATATCCAATTATCACATCAAAAGTGTTATTATCATAATTAGGAAATGCTCTTACTCCATCAGGTTGCAATAATTCAACTCTAGGTTCAAATCTTTCTATAGAATTAATAATTTCGTCAACAATAATTGACGCAGTAACGTCATTTATATTTTCAAAAAGACTTGCAGTTATACGAGATCCAAATTCTGGATTGAAAAACTTCTCTCCAGGTAGAGTAAATACGATATTTTTCAATGAACGAGCTATTGCATTCTCATTTTTGAGTGCAATTAAGTCTTTTGTCAGAGGATTTGCCTGAAATGACATGCTAAGGTCTTTAAAACCGTTATTTACCCTTTCTAAAGGCATGGGATATGTAGTTATTACAATTATATTTTATTTATTAAGGTTTATATACTAAAATTCTGCAAGAGGAATCGAATCTATGTCATAATCTAGTCCATCTTCTTCAAAATCATCTTTTCTCTTCTCATAAAGGTCATTTTGAACGTTAAAATCGTATTTTTTGGGTGTTATACTGTCATTTGCTATTTCTCTAAGCATTTTCTTATCGGAATTTTCCATTTTTTCGTCAAAATTAACGACACTAACACTAGTTATAATGGCATTTATAGGAATATGCATAAAAGTAGTTAAATACGCCTTCTAGGGGCGTATAAGTGCCTATTAAGAGCAATAAAAAAGACCCTTTCGGGTCTAGAATTATCTTCCTTGTCCTCTATATCTTTTACGGGGACCATTTCGAGACGTTGCGGAATATTTGGAATGCTTTCCTCTTCCCTGACGAGACTTTTTCGGGGTTGCTTCGACAAATTCGCTCGATCCCCATGCTCCTGATTTTGTTTTTACTGGCATTTAAGTTGTTCCTATACGTAATTGTTTAAATTTGTCCTTTAATGACTCCTTCGAGGCACGGACCTGATATTGAACATCATCCCTACGAGAGAGTTCGGTGAGAATCGCTGCTTGTAGATCCCATAAGTCATCTGAACCCTTATTGGGCAAATGCGTATCTGCCCATTTCTGTAGATTCTTCTCCATTAAATGATACGAGATTTTTCGTGCCCTACACGAATACGAGGATCGCACCAAATCTTCATTTTTGCCTCTATAGCATCTAAACAGAATGATACGTCTTCTCCGCACATATCCTGAACTGCGCCTGACTCAAAGACTTGCATTTTAGGAGCAAACCAAGGATAAGGCATTTCTGGATGTTCAAACACGCCCTTCTTGATTAATACCCAACCAAAACCTGTGTAGTCTACTGTGAACGGCTTGCGACGCTTACTAATTGACTCAACGGTCTCGTGATTCATAACTCCACCGTTCTTGCGGAAATCATCTTCCTCTAACCAATGAGCAACAGAGGTAGTCTTGCCATCCTCAGTAGCATACCAACCTGCGGTGATAGCACGATCATTTAATAGATCCTCATCCCATGAACCATCTTCTTTCTTTGCTTCTGCGGGAACTGCAAGATCACATAACTGCCAGAATTTGTTTGTGTCAAAGACAATATCGCTATCAATCCAAAGTTGGTAGTCATAGTTTAACTTTCCATCCCAAGGAATTTGATCTGGACCACGTAATACATTTGCTCCAAGACACTTACATCTTGCAAAGTTTACCATCGACGAATAATCCTGAGATATTTGAATACTCATATTATTCTGTACCATGTCAAAGCATAGTTGGACAAAGTTCTTTAAGTAAGTATATGATACTCCACGACCTGGAAGGCAAAAGACAATTGCTTTCCCTTTCATTCTCTCCTTAATTGCAGCAATGTCCCATTCTTCTTTTGCTTTCGCTTTCGGAGCATTTGCTTTAACAGTGAATCCTTTTGCCATAATCCTTTAATACCTTCATTTCAATTATAGTGTATTTTATGTAGTATGTCAATAAAAAACCCCAAGGGCGGTTAACCCAAGGGACTTAGTATGAATCTTCTTCCCACATGGGGGTTTTTTGCACAACTCTACCTGGTCCACCTACTCCGCATTTTGGTCCTAGTCTAATGTATGATATATCTCTCTCGGTATAATCAGTCTTGAGCAA